AGGTTCATTACGGTTCGTATAAGTTGCCGAGTGAAGCGACTTCAACTTCTGTAACTACTACATCAGAAATTTCTGATGCAGTTTCTACCGTTAATCTGGTTGCAACTAATATGGAAAAGCAGGATTTGGTTCCTGACCTTTTTGAGGGATTTGTCGCATGGGGAAATTTCTCCTTGATCGAAAAAGTTGTCAAATCTGGTTTGTTCTATCCTGTCTTTGTTACTGGCCTTTCTGGTAACGGTAAGACTTTGATGATCGAACAAATTCACGCCAAACTCAAGAAAGAACTTATTCGGGTTAACATCACAATCGAAACCGATGAGGATGATCTGCTCGGTGGATTTCGTTTGGTTAACGGTGAAACCAAGTTTTTTCCCGGCCCTGTCATCGAAGCAATGGAACGTGGTTGCACTCTGCTTCTTGATGAGTGCGATTTAGGTTCGAACAAGTTGCTCGCTCTTCAGCCGGTTCTTGAAGGCAAGGGCGTGTTCTTGAAAAAGATCAACAAATGGATTACCGCTAAAAATGGTTTCAATGTGATGGCTACTGCCAACACTAAAGGTAAGGGTTCAGAAGATGGCCGGTTCATTGGAACCAACATCCTCAACGAAGCTTTCCTAGAACGGTTTGCAGTTACGATGGAACAGCCCTACGCTTCGCCTGCTATTGAAACCAAAATTGTTTTGGGTGCCATGAAGAAGTATGGTTCTGTTGATGAAGAGTTTGCTAAGAATTTGGTAGCATGGGCTGATGTAATCCGCAAGACCTTTTATGATGGCGGCGTTGATGAAGTCATCTCCACCCGCCGGTTGGATCACATTGTGAAGGCCTTCACCATCTTTGGTGATAAGATGCAGTCAATTGAACTTTGTGTCGCTCGGTTTGATGATGATACCAAAGAATCATTCCTTGACCTCTACACCAAAATCGATGCCGGTGTTATCATTGGTGAAGAAGACGCTCTGACAGAAGAAACAGGAGATGCTTTCTAAGAAAAATTTAAAAGGTTCCTTGACTTTTTGTTTGGGAACCTGTATAATAAGAGTATAAATAAAAATACGAAGTTTTGGTAGCTTCTTCTCCTCTAGAGCCTTTAAGGTATGAGGAATCGTAAAAAACTACCACTTAACGCATCGCCAATGTTGGGATGCATAATGCTATCTTGCTTAGTAAAGGAGATTTAAAATGGTTACAAGCAATGCACTAAGTCTATTCGACAACTTCAATAAACTTACCCCCTACGCTGTAGGATTCGATAGAGTATTTGATACTCTTAATCGGTATGCGGGCAGTGAGGTACAGTCCACAGGGTTTCCACCTTATAACATTCGGAAGGAAGGTGACTACAATTATGTAATCGAAATGGCCCTTGCCGGTTTTGGTAAAGAGGACATACAGGTGGAAGTTGTTGAAAGTACTCTTTCAATTCGTTCTGTGAAAGAGAATCCTAAAGATGATGCCACGCAATATCGTGGAATTTCTTATCGCAGGTTTGAACGTAAGTTCACTCTTGCTGATGATCTTGTTGTGAATAGTGCAAACCTAGAAAATGGTATGCTCTATATTGATCTGGAGCGTGTTGTACCAGAAGAGAAGAAGCCTCGCCTAATTGAGGTGAAATAAGCTTCTCAAATAATTGGGAAAAGGGACTTTACATTTCGTCCCTTTTCCTTTATTATAAGAAGATAATACAAAGGAGATATTATGGTACGAATATTTGATTTGCCGCCTGGCGGTTTAGTAGACGGTGCTAAAGCAGTTGAAGTAGATGTGTTTGGTAATCCCATTGAACAAGAAGTTGAACAATCACGTATTACTCGTAAAGAGGCAATAAACGCTCAGCCAGAACGAAAAGAGATAATTCACGGCGATGAAGATCGTAATATCTTTAAGAAGGCCTCAAAAGACCCTGATATAAAATCAGAAGTGACTGTAACAGAGTCAGAAGACGATCCCCCTCGTTTTGCAACACCAACTTCAGAAGAACCAGCAGGAAGTAATGCTGGTGGAATGGCTATTAGTATGCGTCCTAAGTTGGCTGTACATATTATGCGAGTTGAATTTCCAATGGAAGTTATCGATGAATTGAATGCTCACATCGATGCTGAAAGTTCTAATTGGCCAGGTGCTTCTGATGGTCTAGTTGGACAGATTAATCGTGATGAACGATCTGCCCAAATTACATTTCCACATGAAGGAGATGTATGTGGAGAACAATTCTCAAGTGTTCTATTACGTTTAGGTAAAGAGTATATGAAGCATACCATTGGTGATATCGAATGTGAAACTGATATGCAAACTATGTGGACTATCCATAGTTATGAAGGTGACTATAACCCTGTTCACGATCACGGTACACGTACTTCTATGGGACTGTCTTGTATTCTATATCTAAAGGTTCCGCCACAGATTGAAGCACTTGATAATCCATCTGAGGAATTTCAAGGTTTGAATAATGCAAGTGGTGCTGTAGATGGCTTCACTTATTTGTGTTGGGGTACAAATGGTATGCGAGACATTAATATGTTGCGTCCTATCACAGAAGAATATGTCAAGCCAGAAGCTGGTACTTTGATTATGTTCCCTGCTTGGTTGCGCCATGGAGTTATGCCTTTCTTTGGTGAAGGGGAACGTAGGACGTTTTCTGCAAATATTAATGTGACTCCTGCTGAACGAATCTCTGGCGATCACTACAGAAAAGATAGATTTTGAAAAACTTGAAAATTGATTACAAGTACGATGAAGATTTAGCTCTAAAAGAGTTATGTGATTACATCGATTCTACTTATGATGAACACTACAGCAAGAGCAGGTTTCAGGCTACAGAGTTCATTATAGACGGTGGACATGGCGAAGGGTTTTGTATCGGTAACATATTAAAGTATGCACAGCGATATGGAAAAAAGAACGGCAAGGACAGAAGGGACTTGCTAAAAGTAATACATTATGGTATTATAGCATTATACGTAAATTCTATGGAGAAAAGTGAATGAGTAAAAATGAAGAACGAATTGAAGAACTTGAAGAACGAATTGAAGAGTTATTTGATTTAATTGAAAACTTAAAAGATAGGTATGAAGCATTTGCAGAACCTTGTGCTATTGGACATGAGCAATTATGGCAAATAGTAAGAGAAGACATACAAGGATTACCAGTGCCTAATGGTCCAAATTTAAGGGATTTGATATAATGAAACTTAGCAATGAAACAAAAGAGATTTTGAAAAACTTCTCAACAATAAACCAAAATTTGGTGATTAAAGTAGGTAGCAGTATTTCTACCATGTCTGCAATGAAGAATATCGTTGCAAACGCAAAAGTAACAGAGAAATTTACAAAGGAATTTGCGATCTATGATCTCAATGAATTCCTTGCAGCTCTTTCTCTCTTTGCAAACCCAGAGCTTGATTTCAAGGATGATTTTGTTTTGTTTACAGAAGAAAATAAGGCATTGAAGTATTGGTATTCTGATCCATCAGTGGTAACGACTCCTAAAAAAGAAATTACTATGCCTTCTGTAGAGATTTCTTATAAATTATCCAGTTCTATTCTTTCAGAAGTACAGAGAGCAGCTGCAGTTATTGGAGCTCCTGATATGTTGCTTGAAAACGGCAAATTGAAAGTTACTGACAAGAAGAACAGTACTGCAAATGATTATTGGACTCCTCTTGATGTTGATAAAAATGATGCGAAGTATAAGTTCTGGTTTAAGGTTGAGAATCTTAAAATTATTCCAGGCACGTATGATGTAGAAATGTCAGCTAAAAAAATCAGTCGATTTAAGAATACATCTGTTGATGTTGAATACTTTATTGCTCTGGAACCAGAGTCTTCTTACGAGCGCGAACTTCGATCCACTGTCGTTAATGTTTAATTGGATTTTATATTATGGAACAATTTTTGTGGGTCGAACAATACCGGCCACGGGACATTGAGTCATGCGTACTTCCTAAGACTTTAAAAGATTCATTGCAATCTTTTGTTGATGAGGAGACATTACCTAATCTGATTTTCTCAGGCGGGCCCGGCGTTGGCAAGACTACTGCGGCCAGGGCCATGGTGGATCAGATTGGCGCAACTTATATGATGATTAATGGCTCTGAGGAATCAGGTATTGATGTTCTTAGAACTAAGATTAAAAACTTTGCATCTACTGTATCCCTTGAAGGCGGTAAGAAATATCTGATTCTTGATGAGGCAGATTATATAAATCCACAATCAACGCAACCGGCCTTGCGTGGGTTTATTGAAGAATTCCATAATAACTGTGGGTTCATCTTAACCTGTAACTACAAGAACCGCATTATCCCAGCACTGCAATCTCGTTGCAGCGTGATCGATTTTATAATTCCAAATGCAGAGAAGGTAAAACTTGCTCAACAATTCTTTAAGAGGGTTGAATCGATTCTTTTAGAACAAAATATCAAGTATGATAATAGGGTTGTTGCAGAAGTTATCAATAAGCACTTTCCTGATTGGAGGCGTGTATTAAACGAACTTCAACGGTATTCTGTTTCTGGTAATATTGATGTTGGTATATTGGTTAATATATCGGAGATAAATATAAAGGAATTGATGGCCGCGATGAAGAATAAGGAGTTTACAAATGTTCGTAGATGGGTTGTTGATAATCTTGATAACGATCCTGTACGGATTTTTCGGCACATTTATGATAATTTGTATGATGTTATGGATAGCAGCAGTATACCTCATGCTGTGGTTATACTCGGCGAGTATCAATATAAGTCAGCGTTTGTTGCTGACCAAGAAATAAATATGTTAGCATGTCTAACAGAGATTATGGCTAGAGGGAAATTTAAATGAGTACGAGCGATAGAATTATAGACGTTTATGATGATGTAATGGAATCACATGTTGCAGAACTTATTGATAATGAAATGAAAAAAATGTATTGGCATTATGGTCATTGGAAATCCGATAAGAAAAAGGAAGGTTATCATTGGACTCGTTGGTGTGGAAAAACTGAAGAAGAAATAATTGAAAATGGATTTGATTGGGTGCTACCCATATGGGAAACTGCAAAAGAAAAATATAATTTTGCTCAAAAATATCGTATTGATGAGTATGTACGTGTATACATGAATGCACATACATACGGTATTGAACCAAATATTCATTATGATGACGGTGATTTTACTTTGATTTATTATCCTCGTTTAGATTGGAAACCAGAATGGGGCGGCGGAACTCTCATTTTCGATGCTGATGACAAGAATGCTGAAGTACATAATTATACTTTAGATAAGTTAGTAGATTGTAGGCCGAATCGTTTACTTGTGTTTGATGCTTACTTACCCCATCAAGGACAGTCGATTATAAGAGACTGCCATGAATTAAGATATGTCATTGTTTTTAAAAGTAATGTAAGGGGATTTAATCGTGAAGGGTTAGACTTTTACAAAGAAAATTGAGTTGTTAGGAGAAGATAATGGTTAAGGATAGATTTGATTTTGAGCAGGATATATTTGAATGTTGGCATGTTGTGAATGACATTAAGCAATTATATGAAATGGCTTCGGATAGAGGCGCATCTACAGAGGATATTGCAAATGTTCTTCATGGAATGCATACGCTGTATGATGACAGATTTCATCAATTGATGGTGAGCTTTGAAAATTTAATAAAAGTAGGCGATTCACTCATTCAACCTAAAGATAATCCCTCCAGATATGATCAGTTGTGTGAAGATAAGAACTTCTATGAAAAACGGTATTCGGAGTTATTGACAAAATTACGAATCATATCAGAGACAGATGAAATTGTAAACGATGGCGTCCAGAAGCTTCTGGATAAAAATGTAATTTAATATTGGATGGAAGTGGATGGATTAATGGATGTTATAGGAGGTCAAAAATGACTGAAGAAGAACGTGAAGAAATTTGGGAAGAAGAGGGGGGAACAATTAAAGAAAAGCTACCAGTTTTTACCGTCCCTTTGTCAGTTGATCTTAACCTTAAAAGCGTTGAGATAGATTCTGAAACGGCTGATAATATTGTTGTCGCTTCGATGATTGATCAATATTATAATCTTAAAAAGGAAATTGAATGGCTAAAAACTATAAAGACCCCACTAAAGTATCAAAAAGAAGATTTGGAAGATAATGAAAAATTACTAGATGCTGTAGTAGCGATTATAAAACATTATGCTGCTCATAGCAAGTGGCCAGAAGAGCTGCAATATAAAGAAGAAATGTCTTGACATGAGAAGAAGCATATGGCTTATGAGTTAAAAGACTATATAAATGCGATAAACCACAGCAAAGAACCTCTATTAGATTCTGAGGATGAAGAGTGGACTAAGAAATATCCTCCATTTATTGTAAATAAATGCCTTGCTCCATTTCCAGACACAATCCAATTGGTTAATGAAATTAACCAATTACATCACCTAGACAAGAAACTCCAATTTGATTTTTTAATAAATAGTCTTAGGCCAAGAAAAAGATATACACCTTGGATGAAGGCGAAGAAATTAGAGAATCTAGAGTATGTTAAAGAGTTCTATGGATATAATAATGAAAAGGCCAAATCGGCTCTTGATATACTAAGTGATGAACAAATTTCTGCCATAAAAAGAAAATTAAATAAGGGTGGAAGAAATGATGGAAGATTTTAATTGGACACAGGAGCAGATGCTAGAAGTTGGTTTGAAAGAACCAGATGACTTTTTAAAAGTTCGTGAAACTCTTTCGCGAATTGGTGTTGCTTCAAGAAAAGAACGAAAACTATATCAATCCTGCCATATACTTCATAAACAGGGTAGGTACTTTATTGTACATTTTAAAGAATTGTTTGCATTAGACGGCAAGAAAACTAATCTGTCTGAAAATGATGTTGCACGTAGAAATACAATTGCAAATCTTCTATCAGATTGGGGATTGGTTAGTGTTGTGGAAAAGGCTAAACCAATTGCTCCTCTAAGTCAGATTAAAGTTCTGTCTTTTAGAGAAAAAGATGAATGGATATTAGAAACCAAGTATAATATTGGTAAGAAGAAAGAAGCCTAATGGTAGAAAATTTCAAGTCATTCATCACAGAAGCAAAAGAAAAACCATATAAGTTGGTTGTATTCCAAAACTCTAATGATATTATTAGAGATGTTAAGGATTCAGCTTTAGGTGAATTGACAGAACTTCTTAAAAAAACTGCAAAGTCTGTTGGTATAGAAATATATTTTGTAGATTTTACTGGACTTCATATTACAAAGAAAAACAATAAACAATATATTAATTCATTTCCATTTGATGATGATGGATATGTTATGCTACCAGACCCTAAAGGGAAGGAAGAGATTAATTATCAAGACCCTATAGAAATTGACCCAGAAAATACTCTTATTATGCCGAGAGGTCTAGGAACCGCTGGTATGAGTAATAATCCAACTTGGACAGACATAATTAAAGAGTTTGAACTTCAAGAATTTTTAACGATACCCTCTATAGAGAATTGGACTATTTGTAGTAGTAAATATTTAACTGATATTTATTGTAAAAGAGCAGGGCTTAAAACTCCAAATACAATTCCAATAACATATTCTGAAGATACTGAAAGAGCGTTTAAAGAATTAAATACAAAATTTCCAATCATATTAAAAACATCAACTGGTTCTCAAACTGGCGTTGGTGTTGTTATAATAGAAAGTATGCGTTCATTACATGCATCTGTGCAAATGTTAAAATTATATGAAAAACATATGCCTATTCTTATTCAAGAATTTATAAAAACTGATTATGATGTTAGAGTTGTAGTCCTTGATGGAAAAGTTTTGGGTGCAATGAAAAGAGAAGTTATTTCAGATGGAGACTTTAGAAGTAATGTTTCTTTAGGTGCAGAATCTTCTGCCTTTGAATTAACTGAAATAGAAGCAAGAGATTCAATTATCGCAGCAAAATCTGTTTCTGGTAGATTAGTAGGTGTTGATTTCATACCAACAAAAAACAGAGAGAAAGAGCAACCTTACATTTTAGAAGTAAATGCTATGCCTGGCTTTGGTGGTATTGAAAAAATAAAAAAAGGACTTACAGTAGAAATACTAACCCATTTCAAAAATCGCGACAACTGGTTTTAATTTTATAAATAATATAAACATGGAGAGCTTGAATGCCACTACAGAAATACGTAAAACAGTTGAGGCCTAGAGATGAGACTTATGTGCCTCATGTTGATAGGATTCAGAGTCTTTTTGAAGGTATGCTTGATTTAGATGTTGTCAACAATACTCTTAGAGGATCATCCACATTACGAGGTGAAGTTCTCGTACAGGCCGTAAAAGACGGCACACCCATAGAAACAAATAAAGGCACTGTCAAACTTTCGTGGATAGACGATGTAGATCGTGTTGCTGCAGAAGGTGGTGATTATTCTACTGCATTTAAGTCTGGTCGTAGTTTCAAAAAGGCCTTGGTCACTGATAAGGGTGATGAACTTAAATTAAGTGACATAAAAAAATCTGCGATGTTTGGCGGCGGTAAAGGTTCCGGCGGTGGTGCTGAACAGACAGCATTGATGGAATGTGCCCAATGTGTATATTCTGCAGCTATATTTGGTGGCGAAAAGTTATCAGTGGGAGATGAATTACCGTCTACAGAATGGGGTACATACAGCGTAAATTTTGATGTGGATAGGTCACTGTCCGAAATAGAAGCAGCCTTTGACCAAAGTTGGATTGACTCTAGTATTCGTATCGGTAATGAGATGAAGAAAAATATCAAAGGTACGTATGTGTTTCACAGGGGTTCTTCCTTTGTGGGTGAAATAAACACAATATTCAAAAATCTAAATAAGGCAGAAAAACCAAAACCATTTGCTGATATGAATAAGTGGAATCCAGCTGATATATGGGCTGCGAAGGTTGGTTCGTCTTTTGATTTCAATAGACACTCTTCTCTTGGTGAATTTACCAACGAACTTAAAGAACTATATGATTCTGGCGATTTAATTGGTATATCACTGAAAAAAGCAGAAACAGATAAAGTTACTGTGGTGCCAGTTAAGACCACTGGATTTATACGAACGCCAGTCACTTATGGTGGATTTGAAAAACAGGATGATAAGTCATTCTTTAATTCTAAGGATTATTATGTTTTATTGCGTAAAGAACGGATGCAGCTTAGAACTTTTTCTGCTGTATCAAGTTGGCAAGGTGAGGTTAAGGGTAAGTCAGCAGCTGCTGGTAAGATAGGTGGTGGTGTGTTAGAAGCGATCATGATTAGAAATAGCACATTGACAAAATTCCCCTATGACAATAGTACTTTGAAAGGACTGGCAACAAACCCTAAACCACAGTTTCTTGAAGAATTGTATGATATGTTTGTAAAAGTAGAGAAGTCTTCGATGGAAAAGGAAGCATTTGTAAAAGCTGCAAGTGCAAGGAAAATTGGTAGAGTTAGTGGTGCAGATTGGAGATTTTCTAAGTACAGAGGTTTATTTGTCGTTTCCTATCTTGAAGATAACAAACGTGGAGGCACTCGCTCTATAGCATCTAAGATAACGGATAATATTGCGGCTTATTCGATGTCACAGTCAGATGAAGCGGGCCCACATGTGGTGTACAAATGATAAGTTTTAACGAAATACTCCTAGAAGACAAAGGTGGCAAGAACCTTCACCTTGAGCATCTAGAGGATGAAATACTCAACTATGGTGTAGAAGGTGGTCGAGCTGCTCTTAACTTCCTACGATCTCTTAGAGACATGTTGGCTGGTGCAAGTCGGTCTTCTGTGAATATGACTGTTAAGTGGGACGGAGCTCCTGCAATTTTTGCTGGTATTGATCCAGAAGATGATAAATTCTTTGTTGCAAAGAAGTCAGTTTTCAACGTCAGCCCAAAATTATATAAAACAACGGGAGAAATAGATGCTGATTTATCGGGAGCACTCAATTCCAAATTTAAGGTAGCGCTTGCAGAGTTTTCAAAATTGGGTATCAAGGGAGTGCTTCAAGGCGATCTCATGTTCACTGATGATGTGGAAGCAGATAAAATCGATGGAGTTTCTTATCTCACCTTTCAGCCTAATACCATTGTATATGCTGTTCCTGCCGACAGCAAGTTGGGGGCTATCATAAAAAAGGCAAAAGTAGGTATCGTCTGGCATACCACGTATACAGGTGACACCTTGCAGGGAATGAAGGCCTCATTCGGTGCAAATATTGCGGGGTTAAAGAAAACGTCAAGCGTATGGATGGATGATGCAACATACAAAGATGCGGCTGGTACTGCTACATTTACTACGGCAGAGACAGAGAAAATTACTAAAATACTATCACGGGTTGGTAAAACCTTTCAGAAAATCAATGCTAACGGGTTAAGAAAGTTTCTGACAGTGCAGAACGGTATGACAGGTTCTATTGTAGGGGCTTCTCTAAAAACTTATAATAATTCAAAGGTTCGTGCGGGTGAAATAATTAGTAACCCTGACGCTCATGCTAAGGGTTACGAGAAATGGGTTGAGACTAAAATTCAAGAGCAGATTGACAAAGCAAAATCTGTTGCTGGTAAGAAGAAATACGGAGACATGCAGAAAGAATATATGCGTGAAATTAAAAAACACACAGGAAATTT